TAACCAGTTTTATGATCGGTGATTGTTCTTTTTGTTGTCATTTAAAAAGGGGGTGAGTTAAACCCACCCCAAGATAATCTAACTTATGAAGTTGTTAAATCAGCTACGAGTCCATGAGCAGCTTCGTTGCTCACCTCTAAACCGTATTCAACTACTAACATTTTAGTTTGAGCATCACCTATTGTTGAGATGTCAACTGTTTTGAAATCTCTAAGGTATGACACTTTTGCAAAGTCAGGATCTACTAATAGTAATGTTCTTTCTCTACTAAAGTTAGAAGGTACTATTTTAAGCTCACCAAAATCTGATGCGTAAATAGAAACAGAAGCTTCTACTGTGTTTGCATCAATCATTTGTCTAGCTGAACTTCTACCTGTAAAACCAGAAATTACTTGTTTGTTTACAGGGCCGCATATTGCCATTGAAGGCTCGCCACCGTTTGTGAAACAAGATTGTAATACTGCTTTAAGTAAAGCTTCAGTTAAAGCTCTTTGAGTTCCGTCTGTTGGAGCTGTACCACCACCAGTAGGAGCGCCTGCTGCTGCTTTGCTATAATTGGATTTTATCCAAGATTCAAAACCACCAGTTTTTCTAGCTGTTGTTGCGTTACCAGTTGTCTTACCACCATTTTGACAGAGAGCTGTTTCCATATCTCTTTTTAGTGCTTTAGACATAATAGCAAGTTGATGAGCCATTTCTGACTTTTTGCCTGCTGGATCACTAGCTTGTTGAGAGCCAGTTACGGTTGCATCTCTTGATGAGATCATTGCCACATTACTAACTCTTGTAGTAGCAGTCGCAGCAGCTCTTGAAAGTTCAAAACCTTCTAGCTGACCAGTTCCACTTGGAGTTGGTAATGATTCTGTTTGCCAATCAAAAACTACATTCTTGATTGAGTTTTTTCCGATTGATGACATAAACGGAGTTTGCTGTGGAGAAATGTTATAGATAACATCACTTAGTTGTTCTCTATCAGCAGTCGCAGTATATGTATCAAAAGCGTTAGTTACTTTAGCCATATTTTTTCCTTATAAAAAAAAGTTTATATTATTTGTTCAAAAAGTTTAGCTGCATCTTGCACTTTGCCAGTTTTAGCTAATCTTTGTTTTGCTCTTTTCACAGGAGTTGTAGATTTTGGAACATTTGAAGTGCCAGGTCTTGCGGTACGAGCTGCCGCTTTCTTTTCAGTTGGTTTCACTTTAGTCGCTTGTTGTGTTTTGTTGTATAACCAGCCGTTTCTCAAACCAATTAATTGTCGGTAATCATAAACTGCATCAATTTCTTGTTGGGTATATCCCAAAGCATTCATTGCATAATCTTTAATAGCAGTCTTTTCTCTACTTGCTATTTTATTATCTTGCCATTCAGGAATTAAATTAAGCAATTGTTGTTGTCCGTATTCAACAAATTGTTGAAATTTCTTTTGCTGTTCAACGTTAGATTCTTCTTGAATCCTTTTTGATTCAGCTTGCACGGCTTGCAACTTTTGCTTTTTCTCATTCCATACGTCTTTTTCACGGACATAAGCAATAGGATCTGCTTCGTAAAGTGCGTTCCAATCTGGCTCGTTTTCTAACTCGCCCTTCAAAGTTGATTCCATTCTAGGTAACAACTGTGAATAAATTGCATCTTTTTGAGAAACCTCTTGTTGTTGAGCCTCTATAGCTTTTCGCTGTTCGGCTAACTCCTGAGTCTTTCTCGTATAATCTCTTTGGCGACTGTATCCGTTTTGGAGTTCTTCAAGCGTGACCTCTGTATCTTGGCCATCTACTTTAATAGTATATAGCTGTGGTTGCTCGGACTCCTCTTCTTCTACTTGATCTTCTTGGAGTTCTTGTTCTTCATCTTCTTCAACTTCGTCTTCTTCAAGGATTTCATCTTCGATAACTTCCTCTTCGTTGACTACATCTTCTGATGTTTGTTCTTGTATTTCGTTTTCTGGTTGTTCCTCTGGAGTCAAAAAACTTTCAAAAGACTGTTCAGTCTCTTGTATGCTTGTTTGTAAACCAGTCGGCTTTGCGTTGTTGGTCATATTCATTCCTTAAAATGTAAAGTAATATTTTACTATATTACTTATATTTTACACAACTTTATGTAGTCTGCCTAATTGTGATTTTGTAATCTTACCCTTCTCTACAATAATGCGTAGATGTTTTTCAACTTCGGGCAACAGCTTAATAGCTTTGTGTAAATTTTCTCTTGTACTTATATCATCTCCTTCAGAAGATAACCATAAGTTTGTATATTCATCTTTAAGTATTTGAATTGCGTTTTTAAATGTTTCAGAATTTAGAATTAACTCTGCTTCGTTTGATTGTAATATCTCTTCTTGTGATGCCATGTTAGCCTAAATTATCTAATACTCTTTGTATTCCTCTTAAATTTAAAGGACTATAATTAGATTTTAATAATTCATTTTCTCTACCAAGAGAGCCTGGCCCATCATCAATAAAAAGCTGATCGGCTCTTTGTGGTGGATTTTGCATCTTTGGTAAGCTAGGCCCACGAAGACCAGCAAAAGGAGTATATTCAAATGGATTTGGTACTACGCCAGTATTTATATCTTGTTGTGTAAATCCTTGTGGGTTATCAGAAGAATAGGCTACACCTGGAGCAATCATATTAGCTACATTTTCACCGCCAGCTATTGATTGTGCATAGTTTTGTCCAGAACTATAATTTGGATTTATTGATGAATCAGATAAATTAGATGAATCAAATAAATTCGCTTGATTGTTATAATCCATATAATCTATTATGTTATCTAATGTATTTTGATCTTCCATAATCCTATCTTCTGGAGTTTGATATAAATTATTTCTCATTAAAAAATCATCCATATTAAAAGTAGGGATTTGATTTCTGTCTTCAAAAATACTACGAGGCATATCAACTGGCCTTCTTGCTAAAAGATCATCTATTTCAGTTACAGCTGGTACTGTAGGAACAAAATAACTTAAAGGATCATCAGGAGTTTCTTCTAATAATGATGGAAACCTTTGAGAAAAATCTTGCTCAATAGACATAAAATTATCTCTATTTGGCATAGATGGTAATTTGTTAAACATAAAATCCATTTCTGGCATATTTTTCTCCTAGTCTTTGGTTAGTTTAGCAAAGATTTATACTTCGTGCCATTCTTTGCCTTCATATAATAAAGCTTCTGCTTCTCTTCTTCTAACAAGTCCTTCTAAAACTTGTCTTTCTCCATTTACAGTTGCTTTGTTCCATCTTTTCATTTGTGGAACTACCTCATCATATTCTTGATTATTTAATTTTTTTAACATGGTTGAAGAGTTAAGATTGCCTGCACCTAAATTAAAGGTCCATGATACCAAAGCATCAAATTGACATTGAACCATAGATCTTTTTACAGCATCATTTACAGCTTTTTCAAATACTTCTACATCTTTAATAAGCAATTCTTCTGCTTCTTGTTGAGTAATAGTGTCGCCTTCTTTAACACCTTTAGTTGAGCCATAACCTATTGTCCATACATCTGCTGCGCATTTGTAGGCTTCTAATTTACAACCCTCAAATTTTTTAATTAAGGTTAATCCCTCTTTTGATATATTCATGTTATTCCTTTTTGTCGCTGGTGTGAGATGCTCCAAAATAGAACGAAATAATTGCACTTGCCAATCCTCCAAGATAACCAAGCACTAAATTAATTAACGCTTCGCTGTTTTGCTCTGGTGGTTGAAGTGTAACCAAAAATATATAACCAAGAAAACCACCTATTGTAAACAAACCTATAATTCTTGCAGTCCAATCTTTACTAAATAAACCTCTAGCGTTTTGTTTGTCTTGTGTTTCTAATTTAAAAACATCAACATCAAGTTCTTTCATTTGAACTTCAAACTCTTGTTCAGCTTTTTTAAGTTCAAGCATTTGTTCTGGTGTGGCGTTTTGTATTGCTTGTTGCACAGATTTTTGGTCGTTAGATACACCCAATACATCTGCTATCTTGTTCATAGCCATTCCGCCTAAAGGCCCGCTAATT